TTTGAGTAATGTCTGCTAGTGCTACAGAAGGACTAAACAGTAATAGTAGTGCTAATAACTTTTTCATTTTTTGTCCTCCTTTTTGTTGACAACTTCAGCACCAAGAATCTTGATGGGTGTTTCTATTCTAATAGTTTGATAACTACCAGACTGTGTAGCTAATAACTGTTCTACTTCCTTTTTGTTTAATGGTTTTTCATCTGGTTTATATGTACCATCACCACGTTTCTTTGCACCCTCCAAACCAAAACTGGCTAACGCACCTGTCAGCAAACTTGCCGGAAAAGTTATATCTTTTGGCTCATTACTGTAGCCGGGAATTGTTATGTAGTTAAGGGATACTATGAAACCACTCCACCCAACAACAACTAACCTGACTACTACTGAAATGAAAGCTAGTTGTTCTTCTTTGTCCTCAATAGTTTCTTTTAATTTTTTTAATGGGCCTTTTTTAATTTCTTCTGTCATAGTTTACATTTATTAGTCATACTATACATAATTACCTATTAACGCAAATGCCTGAGATATATAGTGCCTTAATTGGTGCAGCAGCTACTGCTTTACTTATGGTTTTATCTAACATGAGTAGTCGCAGAGAACGAGACATACGAGATATATACTTTAGATTAAATAAGTTATCTGAAGCAGTTAGTAGGATAGAAGGACAGATTCAATAATGTTTGCTATGTTTGGAAAAACTAACAAACTATGTACAAAATACTAAAGCCTATACTATTACGCTTCCTATCCACGACAGGATGTAAAAGGTTGGTAATAGATTTATGTCGTGCATTTGTAAAGCAAACCTCGAATACATTGGACGATAAAGCAGTAGATCTGTTGGAGCAAAATTTGTTTCCTAAATTAAATTAATGGAAAAAGAAACCTTTTTAAATATAGAAATAGAACCTGCTCCTGTAGAGTTGCAACTGTCAGTTGAAATGCGTTGCAGAGAAATAATGAAAAGCAATGATATAGATAATATAAAAAGATATTGCACTCATCTTGTAAGGCATCAAATGAAACAAGATGTTTTTTTAGCAGGGTTATTAGGCAGAGTTGTAGAACTAGAAGCTAAAGAAATTGTAGAAGAAAGAAAAGAAGAAAGATTAAAAAATAAAAGATTAGAACGTAGATCTATTGACAGAATAAAAAAATTCTTTCATATTTGAAAAGACATTTATGGAGATTATTATGCCTAAAGGTAAAGGTACATATGGAACTAAAGTTGGTAGACCACCAAAGAAAAAATAGTTTTATCCCCATCACCATAAGACCCTAGATTGATTAATGGTTCGTGTCAGTCTAGGGTTTTATATTGCCCACCTAAAAAGGTATTTCATCGTTTGGTACTTTTTCAAAACTTTGTAAATCATCATTACCTTTATACGTTGGTGTATTTGGGTTTGGTTTTCCTGGTTGGTAATTATTATCAGCATCAAACATAGTAACCATTACTGCTGATGGATTTGGTTTGTTTCCAAAGTCAGGTAACCCTGCTAAATTTACCCATCTATCAATAAGCATATATTGTTTGCCTTCGTCATTTTCCATAATGACTCCAATGTTTTGCCAGTTTGCTTTTTTAACTCCGTCTTTGACATATTCTCGTGTCTTGACTGATAGGTTCTTTACTTTTTTTGCCATAAGGAATCTCCTGTAGTATGCGTATGCGGACAAAACCACCTAAGTAATCTTGATCCATTGTTGAAATCACAGTATTAAACCGCTTATCATTTATTTTAAGTGCATCTGCCAAACCATCAATACCTGATTTCATTCTTGCTACAAGATTGTCACGATCATAACTACGTCTGTCTGGTGGTATAAATGTCATTTCTAAAACTAATCTCTCTGGTATATTTTCTGTTTCTTTTTTATATTTTTTTAGTTGTTCTTTTGAAACACTATAACAATCTTTTCTGTATTGTTTTTTTGCTCTAGCTACTACTGCCCAATGCTTTCTTGCATTAGGTGAAAGATCTGTTGGCGGCCAACCTAATACAACTTCAATCATTTTCTAACCTTTCTAACTCTGCTTCTATGCGATCATAATTAATCTGATAAAATTTATCTTCTAAATTTTCAAACATCCATTGCCTATTTAATTCTGCAAGTTGGCATTTGTATCTTGCAATTTTTAAAATAGTAGATTCATCCATTTGTTTTGCTCCATTGTTTTTCATTTTAAAATTTTGCGTATTTCAAAAGCAAGAAACTCTCCGTGTTCAAAATTAGTTATATGCTTGGTAATTTTTGTATCTTTAATACCAAACTTACTTCTAAAAGATGCAACAATTTTTTTCATCTTGTCAGGATAGTGTTCACTTAATGTTGCAAGATGGTCAAGAATAGCTTTTTTTATTTCTTGATTTAAAATCATATTTTGCTCCATAATTCAATTAATAATTTTAGTTCTTTTATGCGAGCTTTCGCTGCTGCAATTTTTTGTTGTGTAGTCATAAAGTTTTCCTGTAAGAATCCCAGTTAAAACCAATCAATGCTCCTCCGTTTTCACGCAGTCTATCCATGACACGCTCGCCAAGGTAGTCCGATAATTGTTCGCTAGGAATATTTGATAATAAAATTGATGGCTTAAGTTTTTCATAGCGTTCATTTAGTACATCAAACAACAGTTGTTTTTCAAACTCTGACCCAAACTGCACACCTACTTCATCAAGTATTAATAGATCTGGTGATGCAAATGCATCTATTACATCGCTTTCTGTTTCTTCTTTTGTTCTCCAACTATCTTTAACTCTTCTGATTAGACGTTGCACGGTGACAAATACTGGTGACCGTTGTTGTTGCATGATGCCCAACGCAATGCCTGCTGCTAAGTGGGTCTTGCCTGTACCAACTCGGCCGACAAATATTGCAGAACGTCCTGTTTTTATTACTTGGTCAAAGTTTTCTGCATATTCTTTTGCAAAAGCTAATGCCTTTTTTTGACCACTCGTCTTTGCTACATAGCTATCTAATGTCCGATCTTTAAACCGTTCTGGTATAGCTGCACCTTTTATTTTTGCCATCCATTTACGTTGCTCACGTTCTTTGGCAAGTGCTATGTACTTTAATTGTTCTTGCTTTTCTATCTCCTTTTTTTTTGCTGTCATACATTCTGGACATTCTGTCCAATAATCACCAATGTAATTTGTTGAAAGGTAATAACCATGCTTGGGGCAATGCCCTTCTTTTGTTGGTCTAACAACTTTTATTTTTTCTAAACTCATATTTTTTGTACCCCCTCACCGTAGTTAGTTGTAGCAAATGACTTTTGTTCTTTGTTAATCCAATCGGATTTAAAACTTTGCCATCCTCGTGCTTGGCACATAACCAATGCATCCTCCAAACTAATAGAAGTTTTCTTAACTTCATTCTTTATACCTTTTAAAGCAGTTTCTGTTAATGGTGCTTTCTTGTTTTTTCTATGAACTAAGAAATCATCCCATGTTTTTTTACTTACATTACGAGGACGCTTTAGCGTCTTATTATTATATGTTTCTTGTTTATTGTTTAATGTTTCTTGTTTCTTGTTTGGTTGAACCGTTGTTGAACGTGCGTTAGACCTAGCAAGAGCAGATGCTTTACCTGCTCTAATCGCTGACTGTACCTTACTCTGATACTTTTCTATTTCTTCATCAGCCCTTGGATTTGTCCATCCTTTGCCCACTTTTAAAATAAAAAACTCTTCCAAAACTACTTTGACTTCTGGTACGTTATCCCTCATGTTAATCTTTCGTGCAACAATTGCCACATCCTCGTTCAACGTCCGTTCATGTAAATAATAGAGGTCTAGCAATCTTCTGTATGCTAGATCCTCCATGTTTGACAAGTGTTTAGTGTGGCTTATGTAATCGCCAATATTGAAGGAGTAAAAATGCATTACTCCTCCTTGCGGTAGTTATTTAAAACTTCTTTTTTGGCCTGTTCCGCACCTGCATCATCCATACCAATTGACTCTCTTAACCTTGATAAAGAATCTTTTGGTTCTGTTGATTGAGCTGCATTTGGTGTAACGTCTACCATATTATCTTCTTCAATTCTGACAACAGAATTAATTGCATCATTTTTAGGTAGTCGTTTTGCAATACGATGAATAACAGTTTTCTTTGCCATCTGGTCAAACCATTTAACCCAAGGACTATGTGGTGATGATGCACCTTTTGCTTGTTGTTTGCATTTATTTACATCATCCATATTCATAATTTCAATGTACTCTCCATCGTTTGCAGTTTGTACATAACAGTAAACGCATATACGATTACCTCTATCGCCAACTAATAATGGAATATGTTTAACATGAGGATTACTTCCTAATTCATATTCAAAGCAATCATTTTCGTATACAACTTCAGCAGAAATAGTTTTTATTAATCCACTATTATGCATTAACTTAATAACTCCTTCGACCATAGGTAAATAATTAACCTGATTGCCATACAAAACTGCTGCTGCTTCTTTGCCATCCAAATACAAACCATCTTGTGCTGACTTCATAAAGGTTTGCATCAAACTTGTTTTGTCTGCCTGTAATAACTTTGGATTTTTATTTAGCGTCAACTTTGCAACGCTAATAAATTTATTTACATCCATTTGCCTGGGCAAAGCTTCAGTAAATTTGTCTGCCATTTTTTCTAGTGTTCCCTGCATGGCTACAAGTGGTGAAATTGATTGTGTCATTAGCTAACTCCTTTAGGTGAATTGAAACGGAACATTCTGTATCCCTTGCGTGGATTCTGGTATGTGCCAACCATTTCTTGAGTTATCAGTTTGCCTTTATTTGGTTTAGACATACCGCAACTGATTGTTCCATTTACGGAAATAATCTTTGATGCATTTTGACTCATATCTAAAATTTGTGCCTTAATTGCATCTCTTGTTTTGCCAAGTGAAGCATATTCTTTGTTGACTATGTTGTATTCATCAATCAACTTATCCATATCTTCATCAGCATTAAGAATTAAACTTGCGTCTGCTTGGTTACATAAATTTTTCATTATGTACTGTGCGTCTTTAGTGTAGTCAGGGTTTGGTTCTGTACCAGATTTTATTTTTTTCCAAAAATTTGTAACTTTCTCTTTTAAAAGTTTGCCAATCTCTGGATCTCTTTTACTTTTAACTACCTTCATGGTGTTACCACCAACCAAGGCAACAATGTAACCTACGTTGTAACCAGTAATTTCTAACTGATGTTGTAATTGCAAAGCAATATGTTCTGGTGGCTCAATGTTGTCTTCGTCATGTTCAATCCAGTTCTTGCGATATGCCAATGCATCCACATTTTTTATCTCAAGAATCATAGGCTCTTTTTCACTTACAATTTTGTAATCAAAAGAACTGCCCATTCTTGTTTCTGGATTACGCATATAAACATCAAATTGCTCAACCTTAAACTTGTTGCGGTCTGCGAATTCTAAAGCGATAGAATCCTCAAGTCTGCGACCCCATGCCATGCGTTCGTTGTCATCAATGTTGACTACCACTTTATCTTTTTTCTGGTGGTAGAGTTCAAACTCAGTTTGGTATGGGTTGAGATTAAACAATGCTGATACCTCAGTAGAGGTGACATCAAGCAATCTGTTTTCTAGCCATGATTGTTTGTCTGTAATTGGATAAGATTTTGTGGTCATTAGTTAGACTCCTTTGGTTGAAAGTGAATAAATTCTTTGTTGGAAACTACGTTAGATTCCCATTTGGCTACGGTTTCGTATTTCCAACGATAAGGCCAGAGAGGGGAGGAGATGTCCTTCTCCACCTCCCATGTCCCAGTAAACTTACGCTGCCTGATGTTGTTCCTATTAAAGACCTTAGAATCTATTTCAGATCTGACTTCGTTAAGGATTTCGTAAAGGGAACACTCGTCATTGACGTAAACGGTGATGTCAATTCTCCTCATTGGTATGTGACCTCACCTTTGTTATCGACTTTTACGGCATAATCAATTTCTGCAGGACGCAAAATTGTATCAACTTTTTCTGCTTCTATAAAAGTGTCACCTTCAATAATGTGCTGACGTATTAAAGCTTTTGCTTGCTCTTGATCTTCAGCATCAATGCGGTAGTAATCAACGTGAGTTTGTGTAACTCGTACTTCGTATTTGGTCATTGGTTTGATTTTGTAAATAAAAAATTTGTAAGGGATCAAAATAGATGCCCCCCGAAGGGGGCAAAGTTAATTTAAGAAACTACCTGTAAGGTTTCAATCTTTTTGAGAGATGGACAACCTGCCCATTCACGGTAAAATCGATTTTCTTTGTAGTCTTCTGACTCTTTATCTTGCTTGTCGACATCAACTAGAGTCATGCCATCGAATGCCCAGTTTTCGCAGTCTTCAATGTCGAAGATAGTTACTGGTACAACTTGCCAACCTTTAAGCTTAAACATACGTTTAGCTTCTCTAACGCATCTGGTAGCGTGTACAATGTTTGGATCGTTGCCAATAGACCATGTGTATTGTCCGTGGCTTATCCAACAGAAAGCAATTACTTGTCTGTCTTGCTGTTTGTACTCAACTTTTTTAGTTGATTTCTTTGACTTAGATAAGGTCATAATTGTTAATAGAAATTAGTAATTTGACATTTGAAGGTTTTACCCTTCGTAAACCATTGTAGCACATAATGCAACACTTGGCAAATAATTAATTAATCGAAGGCATCTTTTCTTTTCCAGATTTCTACTTCTGTCTTGCATACTGGGCATGATGCATTGGTCAATACTGAGAAGTCAGGGTAGCCAATCATTCCCTCGTCAATATCGACATCACCTCCGACAATTAATTCTTTATGTCCGCACCAATAACAATTCATTATCCTACTCGTATAGTAGAAGAGCTAGAACTATTATTTATATACAAACTAGCTGTTGTGTGTGGTATATATTCTCTTGTCGTTTGATTTTGGTTAGCTAAACCAGTACTCTCAATCCCTTGTGCATACCCTGCTTGATAACCTTGGTCAAATGCGTGTTGGCTGCCTTCTGTAAAGCCTTTTTGATAGTTTGCTTGTAATGCCTGATCAATCTGTTGTTGCGTTGGTTGAGGATGTTCTGACAATGTAACGTGCAATCCATCTTTTTTAATTGCATTTATAAATTTATGTGCAGCTACTATCGCTTCATTTTCATTTGGATTGTTTGCTGCCAATGCATACAATTTTTGTAATTTTTCTAATTTTTTTTGATTCATTCTTCACCAAAAATAATATTGTACGGTGTCAACTCATACCCAAGTTCCCATGCTTTTTCTAATACTTTTTTTTGAAACTTTGCAGGGATGCATCCATGAGTCTTACCCCATTTAGAAATATTTGTTGGGTCTTTCTGAATAGCTCTTCCCAACGCTCGAACACCGCCAAATTCAGAAATTACTAATTGGTATGGTGTTTTCTTTGTAGTATGTTCCATATTTACATTGTAGCCATAAATGCAACAAATAATCAAGTAATTAGGCAAAAAAAAAGAGGGTGGTTAACCCTCTAATAATTTTTAAGAAAGAATGTAATTTATATGATCCCAAATGTCCTCTGCGTACCATTCTTGTAAATGTTTAATAAGTTCGCTGTTGTTAAGTGGAAGCATTTTGTTTCTTCTTTCTTCGACTGTTTCTGGATAGACTGTTGGTTCGTTTAATTTCCAATCTTCAAACCAACCAAGAGCCATATCAATAATTTCTTCTCTTTGCTCAGAAGTGAAAGCTATGTTTTTTGCCATTACTTCGTACCTCCAAGGAT